CAACGGTCCTAAGATCATCGTAAACAACACCGCCCGCGCCACCACCGCCACCATAACCAGAGCCACCACCACCACCAGCAACAACTAGAACATTGACACTTGTTACTCCAGCGGGGCAAGTCCAGTTACTGGCACCAGATGTATACGCATTTAGTACTACTCCAGCACCAGTATAATAATTACTAGGACTCCTGAATTCACTGGTACTGGCACTTGCGTCAATACCCGAGGCATCCTCAAACGCATCAATGGTTTGATCGACTAGGTTGTATTTTGCAAGTGATCCGTTAGCGGCTACCTTGAAACCTAAAAGAGCGATATCATTCTTTATTCCTTCATCTGAAAATCCAGATGTGATTACGCCTGTTCCCGCAGTTACGGTATCTCCGGACGCACCCAGCGTTAGCGTTGTGCCTGTCGAAGGCTCTATTGAGTTTACGTTGAGTTTACTCATACAATCACCAGGGTTCCTGTGACCACTACCGTCCCTGTTAGAGTTACAGGACCAGCAAGAACTGCTGAGTCGATAGTATGATTACCATCAATAGTAGGTTGATGAGTGAAGAACCCATCTTTAGCAGCGGGGTTATTGATATACAACGTGCCATTTACTTCTTGCGCCATAACTGCCCCCTATGCTGAGATTGCGTCAACTACACTAATATAAGCCGCAACAGAAGTCGCCGCAGATGACTGAATCCGTAGTAAGTCAGTATTCTGCATGACGATCTTCGCGCCGCCTTGTATAAGTTCGACTGAGGACTTTGGCGGAATAGAAAGGTCATCAGCGAGATAAACAATCGAGGCTGTCGTTCCTGCTGCCGCTACGTCGATCCAAACGTCCACCGTTAACGCAGAGGCTGTAATGTTTGTCAGCCTAATCCCGATCAACGCATCATTCGAGTCTGCGGTTCTCAGAGTATGCGCCGCATTGGTGACTTGAGACTTATAGTCTTTTGTGAAATCTTGTGCCATTTTATTATCCTATAGGGCTATTGCCATTGCGACGGCAAATCCTGCGCTTGCCGCGCTAACGGTCCCCCACGAAGTGTCGGTTCCATCATTGGTCAGGTATTTTCCTGTCTCTCCTGAAACATCAGGAACTATCGCTGTGGTAGACGAAGAGGGAAAACTATTCTGTAAAACAGTCTTTACCATCCTCAGATGATCGTCCCCTTCTCCAACGGGGTCGCCAACAACGGGGTTAGTATCGACTAACTGTGTTACCCAAGCGGCTGTTTCAACGCCCATTATGCACTCGCTGCGGTAAGTGTTACCGTAACTATGAGGGTGTCACCAGAGATAACCGCCCTAGAGGAAGCAAAATCTACAACCCCATAAAGTGTACCTGACGAGGAACTCTTACTATCAGAGGATACCAAGAAAGCCCCCGCAATCGTGGCTGACCCGTTTATAGAGAAGTTAGCCTTACTAGCGGTGTTGTCAATACTTCCAGAAGAGGCGGTTCCAAGAGTCAGCGTCTGTCGATAACTATCAGAGTAAGTAACGTCCTCTGACCATCCAGAGTGGGATGACATCGTATCACCTGCTGCCGCTGAACCGGCACCTTTCAAGGCAACGTACCACCCGGTAATCTGAGTACCGCCATCTAGCACAATACTCAGCACATGATTCAATCCTTCCGTAGTTACGAGGTTTCTATTGGACTCGCGCCACTTTTCTTGACCGTCAGAATCGTAGCAAACAACGTCCCATATATTCCTCAGGCCGATATTATAGTCATTATCGTATTTCATTTTTAGACCTCCATCGGCCTTTAGTGTCGGTTGTATATTCAATCGGGGTATTCTACCTTTGTCCATGTTGTTGACGGGTCTGATGCACTAGACCACGTTGTTGAAGGGTCTGATACAGCGCCCCATGTTGTTGAGGGATCGTCTACAGGATTCCATAGAAAAGCGCTACTTAACGAATACCCTTCAGTGATTGCGTAAGTTGCGGATGCTACCGCGCTCAACGCTCCAGTTGAAGAGTAATCCTGCTCTAGGGCAAACGTTATGGATGGGACCATAGTAAGCGTCCCTACATTTGTATTCCCTAGCGAAGCCCCAAACGTTGCCGAGGGGTTTAGTGAGATTGCCCCGAAGTCTGTAAAGCCTGAATTAACTGCATAGGTTGCGGCACCTACCGCATCTAATGCCCCCGCTTTAGTATCGTCTGCCGTTATTGCAAAGGTAGCAGATGATGCTAGATTTGCAGTTGCGCCGTTAGTATAACCAGTATCAACGGCAAATGAAGACGAGTTAGCCTTAGCGGGGCTGTTCCAGTTTATCCCTATAGTAGACCATGTTATAGGAGATATAGCGTTTGACCAAGGTATAGGGGCTGTCAATAGTAGCCACTCGTATTCATCACCCGCAAGGCAGAGCCTGAGTGACGATCCTTGTTATCCTGTTCCTGTAGGTCTGCAACGGCTTGTGCAAATCCTTTCGCCCATAACACTACCCTTTCATCGTTCATGATAAAGGGTTCAGCCTCTAACAACGCACCGTACAAGTAGATGTCTGGGTTATCTGTAAGCATTTGCTCTGTCTGATTGGTACCAGAGAGTGCTGTTATCTTCTTATAGAAGAGCATCTCCATCGTCAATACAGAACCGGGCATTGGCCCCAGTTGGACTTCACCGGCTAGAATAGTGTAGAACTGCGGAGTCCCCCCTGTACTACCACCCCATAACCTATCGAATATTTCAGGAGAAACATACGATAACGTTGTTATCGGGGAAGTGTTGAGTTGGAAATTCCGCATCTGTAGATAACTAGCAGGCAGTGCATAGTTTCTCTGAGAGGCTACAGTAGATGCCGTATACTTGGATTCCATCAGTCGCAACCGTAGAACCCTGTTCATACGGGCCTCTGCCAGAGTAATGAACTCTGGTATTCTGTCTGTCAGGTCATCCCTGTCTAACCAGTTTGCTACAGCAGTTTTCAACTGCGTGTAGTTTCCAATAGCCATTATACGTTACGGGCTGAGAAGAATACGTTTTGGTTTAAGATTGGATAATTTCTTTGTGTGCGTCCTGCAACACCGAATGCGTATAACCACATAATTAAATCCTCGTTGGTGTAGTTCTAAAATATTTGTTAGCGGGGTCGTTTAGATACTTTTTCATAAGGTTATGATCTCTCTGTATCTCCCCGTTGGTTTCTTTCATCCATTGAGTCCATATATTCGTGGGAATAGAAGCAACACGCACACCTTCCCCAGACTTGCCAGGAGTAAGCAGATCACCATAATTATTATAGGCTTTCTTATTCTCTTCTAGTATAGGCTCAACATCCTGATGCGTATTAATAGTAAATTCAGTTTCATCAGCGTTTGAATGAAACGTATCTACTGGAGTGGGATTACCCTTCATTGCAAGTGATACCCCGGATCATTCCCTTCTACTATCCTATTCACACGATCTTTAGTAGTTAATTTCTTTACGGACTTCTCAGGTTTTTTGCTATCTGATTTTTCCATAGTTTTCACGGCCTTTTTAAGTTCTGCTTTAGTAACCATATCTATCCTCTGGAAAATCCACTCTTACCAGATGCTTTGACACAAGCATTAATTATTCCATCTATATTGCTGTAACTTTTTCCACCCTTAGGTTCTTTCACAACCTTTGGTTTCCCCTCTGCATAAGGCGGAGGGTTCATATTTGGGCCAGCAGCGGTCGCACTACCCTTATTGGGCGGTTGTCCAATTTTTGCCATCTTATTTCTCCTGTAAGGCAAAGCCCCCCGAAGGGGGCTAAACCAATGCTAATTTACTTTACACCTCTCAACTGACCATTGCCAAACCCATTCTTAGCGCGTAAACCATACTCACAAATCAAAAGTTGCTTTACACTGTCACCAGATTTCGCAAGAGTTTCCGTTCGGAAAGGACGCAAGTAATCAATAGACCACAGATCATAGTCAAAGAAATATGCGGAAGTAGCAACTGAGAAACGATTAGGAACAATCTTAAACGTACCAAAGTCAGTAACTAGAACATCTACTGCGTTTACAGCAGTAATGGCCTTATCACCTGAGTTGTTCCCTCTAGGATCAGCAACCACACTACCACCAACACCAGATGAACTGATCGTCTGTTTAGTGGGGCCGTCACACATGATAACATCAGGTGTTCCACCCTTATCCCAGATACGAGATACAGTTTCGTTTATCCCATCAAGCGTAATCGCAGTGGTTGAACCTGCGACAGCCGATGGAGCAGTTGTACCATCTGGGCCGACAGAACCGGCACCAAGATTCTGCAACCCAACAACTGGGTCTTGTGTTCCATCCAGAACGGGCGTTTGCAGTAAAATAGGCCCGCCCATCCAAGCACCAACAGAAGCAGTTGCCCTAGCAGAACCAGACGAGGCAATAGATTTTAGAGTGTCATCTAAAAGCATTGTCTCCATATTGCGCTTTAGTTCTTTAGCGCGTTTGGCCAATTGATAAGCCTGAGTTGACTTTCTACCAGCAAAATCCACTGCTTCAGCAGTTCCAGAACTCTGGACTTGCGTTGCGGAGATTTGTGTGAAGTTAGTCAAACGTCTTGGCTCCGTAGCAGCAGTAGAAGAATAGTCGTTACCTTCTGCCTGTCTGTTATTTGCCGTATCGCTCAAAGTATCAGTTTGCCACTCAAAGGTCGTGTTATCGCACGAACCCCGTCCAACACCGTTCATAAACGGAGTATCCATTGGACTAATATTGTAAATTATATTACTTAGGTCTTCCCTGATGCCTATAGCACCATAGGTTTCCCTTGTGTCTGACGGAACGCCCATAGCGTTTTCCCTCCTTAGTTAAATGTCTATAAAATCCTCCAAGAGCGCAGATGCATCGTCAAGATGTCCTGTGCCTTGAAGACGCTTCATTGAGGCAATACGTTTTGCTTTGGCGGTATCGGACTTTTTATTAGTCCCTTTACCAGACCTTATAACCTTGGGTTTGTTTTTCAACTTCTTAGATTTAACATCAGACTTCTGAAGTGCGTCATACTTCTGCGCCTTCATAAGAACGATCATTGATCTATGGTCTATTAACTGTTGCAGTTCTTCCCTAGAGAATCCCTGCCCTAAAGCATAAGAGGAAAGATCACCAGCCATCTTATCGCGCTTTTCCTTGTCGTTCCATTCAGGCACAGCCTCTATTAGGCGTTTGTGTTCTTCCTGAAGGGCAAGATGACGCATCTTGGCTAGTTCTTCATTCTGTTTCTGTAGGCTCCTGTCGTGTTCAACCTTTACTTGCTGAACCCTCTCTTGAGCCTCGCGGAACTCTTCCTTCTTAGTTACAAATGCAATGGGGTCTGTTTGTCGCAGGTTATCCCAATCAACATTATTAAACTGCTCTAATCCAGCCGTAGACTGTTCTTCAAATTGTCCAAGGGCTTCTATGTATTGCTGACGCTCCGCTTGTGCTTGAGTAATTTCATTAGACCATTGCTGTTGCAGTTCGGCCATCTGACTTCTCTCGCTTGCAATCTCTTGCGTCTTTCGGGTATAGTCAGAATGGCGGGAGTACCCGCTAATGAGTTCGTCAAGGCTTACCTCAAGTTCTTCACCGTCAACTTTAACGGCATAAACGTCAGGTTCCTCTTCGACCTCATCTTCTTCTGACTCTTCTTCAGATTCTTCTTCATCCTCAACGGAATCTTCTTCATCTTCAGAAACCTCTTCCAATGGTTCGTCTTGAGTTTCCTCAGTAGACTCTTCAACATCTTCAGTAGGGGCGCTTTCTTCAGACTTTGGTTTGTCCTCTTCAGGTTCCATTAATCCTAAGAATGCTGATTGTGCTTCTGTAATACTTCCCGGTTCGGGGAGCGGGGCTGTTTGCGTATCCGCCATGTGTGTTCTCCTTAGATTTGGTATTCCTCAATCTTCCTCGCCATATCTCCAGTATCAACTATACTGGTTAGATGAAGGCGTATCCGTTCAAGGAGTCTTAACGAGAGCCAACACTGCTCTCTCGTATCTACATCATGGACACCTGAATTATTCCAAGTATCCTGTAAATTCTTTTCTAGTGTGTCAAATGATTCCTGTAGTAGCGTATCTTGTAAAAGATTCTTAGCATGACGCTCTCTTTCGATGTCTATCATATTTGTTTTACGAAACTTTATGTTATTTGGATTTTTTAATTCTACCCCTTCTCATACCCTTCTGAACGGGGATATTTTTACGAGTCCAAGTGTGGAACGGAGTCTGCGCCGCTAATCTATCTAACTCAGCCTCTGGATTTTTCTTCTTACGTTTTTCTCTCATTGCTTTTAATACGGCTGGATCACTATGTCTAAATTTGCTCATAATATTATCCTATCAAAACACCTCTATTCTGTTTCTCTTCTAGCGCAAGTTCAGCGGCTTTAAGTTGTGCGTCTACCGCATCTTTCTTAGCCTCTTGCTGAATCTTCTGCATCTTAACCTGTACATCAGCCGCCTTGATCTCCAACTCCTTCTGCTTGACTTGCATTTCCATCTGGGCAAGTTGCTCTTCTGGGGTCGGTTGTTTAGGTTGGGGCGGTGGTGGCTTGGTTAAGAAATCATCTACGTTCTGGTAGCCCATTGCTTTTATCAATGCGGCCCCTAGATTGTACATATTCTCTGAGGTTACGATGGGGAGTCCACCCTGCATGGCCTGTGATGCAAACTGTAACATCTGGGACAGGTGGGCCATCTGCTGATCCTTTGAGCCATTACCCAAAGCAACAGATACCGTACAGTCCATCTTATCATCCCACATATCAGGGCGAACAGGAACCCACTCGTTCCTTAACATTACTACTCGTTCCTTATCTTGGTTCTTTAGCAGGAGTTCGTATATACAATACATTAGTTCTTTAACGCCTGTCTCCGCGAACTGACGGGCGATTAACTCTACCCTTGACTGGGCATTGGTCATCACCGCATTCACCGCTGTGGCCGTTGTATGGCTTGTCAGAGCGTCTGCGTTGATACCTTGTGTGTTCTTATTAACGCCTGTCCTTGCCTCTCTTACCTCGTCAAGATATCCTAGCATCTGGAAGGATTCAGGTTGGAGGGGAGGGGTAGCCAAGGGCATGACGGCTTGTGGGGATTTAACTCTTACCACACCGCCTGGTCTTTGTGTTAATAGGTCATCCAAATTCGCCTGTCCTTCTAAGACAGCATACCTGCCAAAGTTCTGGTTATAGGCGTTGTCCATTAAATTACGCATCAGCGTACTCTTAATTAACTGTAAGTCCATAACAAGATCAGCAACCGACAGGCCAAAGAACTTATGCGGTATCTTTAAAGGAGTAATCGAAATAAGCGGGACTTTATCAATCTCATCGTTAGAGAATATATAATCTCCTACTGTACAGACCTTTCTTAATTCCGCGATACCGTCATCATCATAATCTGTTCTGATGAAGGATTCATGTAACCAATACTCTCTTAGAGCCTCTTCACCATTCTCGTTTAGCCCACCGCCCCAAGAGGCTGAATCATCAAACTCGTAACGAGCAATTCTTTCCGCGTTGTATAACTCTTCGTTATATCCCCCACCTAACTCGCCTACATCAAAGTCATCGTCAGGGTACATCTGCCTTAGTTCTGAAACTGTTTTCTTTACTCTATGACATACGAATCGTGCGTCCTGTATTCCTTTAGCCTCTCTTGAGATAAGGAATTCATCAGGCGGTACGTTCTCAATCTTAATCTTACCGTTGTAACTTGTTCTTTTTATTACAACGTCATGGTATGTTTCTGTTCCCTCTATTTCATTTCCCGCGACTTCTGTATGCTCTACGACCTCTACATCTTTATCAGCAATAAGAAACTCAAATTCTAACTCACCAAGATTATGATACTCCTCTCTCTGGGGTTCTTCATATTCATCCCACCATACCTTTACTATTCCATTCTTCTGTAAGAGGGCATCATGGAACCATGAGTAAAGGATTTCCCAGCCGGGATTATCTTTAGTAAAGACGTAGTTAACATAGTCAGTAGCCTGCGCTGCCGCAGCAACGTCTTCTGGGCCATGCGGGGAGAACTTAACCATCTCATCACCAGACGCGAATACCCTCATCAAAGAGGGTTTGATCCACTCGACAGTGTCTTGTACAGTGGAGTCAACGTATTGACTACGGCCATCTACCTCGTTACCGAATGGTAGGGCATAGTAATACTCTATGGCCTTCTCTCGCTGTATAGATATCTCACCATCATACCCAAGAGAATCTGCAATCTCTTGACGTATTCGTGATACTAATTCTGTTTCGTTATCAGACAATGCCGTAGTTCCTATAGGTTAGATCGCTAGTCCATTCGGGGTCAGAACCCGCAAGAGCGTATCGTTGTGATTGGAAGGCATAGCGTGTTGCGCTCATAAGGTCATCACGCAGGGCTACAACTTTCCCTTCTTTTCTGTGGTACATTCTGAATTCTTCAAACCAATCGTGTAGGGTGGAGAATACTTTAAATTTCTTATTCTCCATAGATTGCAGCATAGCCATAACCCCCTCCTCTATAGAGTTTGAGCCTTTCTTCTCTCCCAATCCAGGAGGATTTGTAAAGTGCTGTAAAAGAAAATTACAGCCAAGGTTTCTATATTGTTCAGCAAGTCCGGGGTTTCCCATGCTATCCCTGCGATTTCCGTCATGTGGGTAGGCTATGGGAATAAAATAGGGTCGTTGCCGTATAACCTCGGAGTGAACTGTTGGACTTGCCTTTGATGCTCTATAACAGTCGTATATGTAGAATGTTTCCTCTTCCCTGTCTATAGCACACCATACTACCGCTGTGGGGTGATCCCAACCAAAGTCAATAGCCGCTATACGGGGCCAATGATCCTCAATCTCTATCGGATCACACATCAATTCTTCTTCATTAACGGGGAAGATCAGGCCAGAACCGATAGATGGTCTACCGTATCTCCTCATCTCCCTTTCGTGTGGGGAGTATGCAGAGAGAATCTGCTCCATCGCGTCCTCAGAGAGATGTCCCCCCTTTCCGTTCTTGGACTTTATCTTCTCAGAGGCGTGATCCCATGTGGCGTTGATTAGGCTCTGCCCCTTCTTTATGTTGTTCAGGAAGGCGGCTACAGTTTCAGTCATGCCGTGTTCTGGGGTGAAGGTCATGTAAACCATCCCCCTCCTATCTAGCGTTCGTGTTACGCTCTGGGAGTATAGTTCTCTGGATGGTTCCTCATCCAGCCATACAACGTCTACTGAACGACCTTGCCATTTCTCTACGCCCATCTCATAGGCTTTAAAGTGTAAAGAAGAGTTCCCGCCGGAAATATGCCGTATGAGGGCTACGGACTTGGCGTTTGGCACTCCGGGTTTGCGTTCCGTCTTTATAATAGTATGTTTAGGAATCGCGCCAGAGCCAAAGGCTTCGGGGTCATCGGGGGAACCCAATAATTCTGCTTGTACAATATCTCTGGTGGTTTCATTCGATACACCACCTGCCCACGCTGTAATGGGGTTTCTAAATCTCCTGCCCTTCCACCAGTCAGGGTACAGCCCTGTTAGATGATAGGCCATCTCTGCGGCCCCACAGTAAGACTTTCCAATGCGGTTTGCCGCCATCAGTAGGCGTTGGTTTGCTCCTACGCCTGTAGAGTGGAAATCTTCCTGATACGGGTATGGGTCGTAGAAATCTATCTTGTTAAAGCGTTCCCGCTTTCTTAACTCTCTTGCTATCTCTACGGCTTTCTCAATGCTTTGTTCCAATTAAAGCCTCTAGTTCGCGTTGAAGTTCCTCAGTAGTCTGAGCCTCAACGTGTGACACTTCCTGCTTGATCTTTTCAGTGGGTTTAAGGCCAGCCCTGTCCAGTATATCTTTCACAGCACCGAGGCGTACTGACTCGCTCTCTGCGCCTTCTGAAAGAGATTTCAGTTGTGATAAAGCACCGGGTACGCAGTCTTGTATTAACTTGCGTGTACGCTCCTCTATCTCTTTAGAGAACTGGCTTTTTAACTCGTAACCCCTTTGTTTAGGATGGGAATACCCTGCCAATTGTGCGGCTTTAGCGGCATTACCATGTAGGCAGTATTGGTCTATGAATGTGTTTTGTTTGTCAGTTCTCATTTATTACCCAAGGATATTGTGGATTTCTCATGTACTTTCTTTTCTTTATGCTTTCTGCGGCTTGGTCAAGAGCGAAGGCTGGTAGTAGCCCTTGTTCTAAGAATTCGTCTGCTACGTTGTTATTCCAATAGTCTACAGGGTTATCATCGCTGGCGAGTAAACCCCCAATAAAAGGAAGGTCTTTACCTTTTGTGTTCCCCTCCCGTAAATCCGCTAACGCCCTACCTACTTGCTGAACCAACCAAAAATGACGAAGAGCATTCAACTCCCCATCCGTAAGTTGTTTTTCTCTGGCAACCCTATTGTAAGGTGTTTGGATGGAATATTTAGGCATATTAGTGAATTCTTATGAAGGGTTAAATGTCCTGATGGTGAGTGGGTAGAATATATATCATACTACAAGAAAAAAAAAGGGGGCCGGTGGGGCCACGGGGAGCGCAACACGCGAAAAAAAGTATTCTGGCCAGCATACTGGTCCGACTAGGCCTGGCTACGTCCAGTAATCCCAGTGAACCAATACTGTACCACTCTTCCTACTATATAGGGCAGATCAAGTTACCAGTATTTTATCATATGCTAATATAATAGTCTGGCTACGCTGCGCGATGGTTTGGGGTGAGTGTGAGTGTGGACTCACAACATGCAACCACAACCCCATAAGTAAACCTTATACCCCTATAAGTAATCGCAGCGCTAAATAGTATACTTTGCCCGTCTTTTCCTGTACCCTTGCCGTCCTTTCTGGGGTCAAAGCAAACCAATTGAAACAGGAATATATAACATGTTAACAAAAGATCAGATCAACTGGCGCAAACATGGGCGGAGCAAATGCCCAGATTGCGGCATCAGGATAAACCCCGACTATAATGAGGGAACATCTGGCTGTATTTTATGCTTCGATGAGGGCCGATATGCACGGAGTATCCACGATGATGGGCGGCCTCACCCAGATGATGTGGCTCCCATACTGCCTCAAGATGATCCGTTCTATTATAGATAACCCGACCCATCAATCAACCTGAGCGCCCCGCTACATGCGGGGCTTTTGGGTAAGTAAACCACAACCGACAGAGGTATAAATCATGGATATTTACGATGTTAAAACAACCCTGTTCACTCGTGCCAAGGCGGAGGAGTTGGTTGATTATTACAATCAATTAAATAATTGCGCGGGTTGGTTCTACGAGATTATTGATGGCAATGCCCGCCAACGTGCCGACTGCCAATATTATATCCGCATCATATCTCCCGATATTAAGCAGTTTGACGGTAGCCATATTGTTGGTTACTTCTAATAAACCGCAACAAAGGAACCACCAAATGAAAGTCACCGTTGTTCTACATGAAATTGAGGGCCATCAGGTAGAAGTTAGTCAGACTAACATTCTGTCTGAAGGCTTCGCGCCACAGTGCGCTCAGAATGCCTTACAGACTTACAACCAAGCACATAAAGCCGATAACTTCCCTATCCCTGCAACTGATGCTAAGGTGTATAGTTCTGCTGGCTCCCTAATTGCTAACGTCACGAGGTAAGCAATAATGGAAATTGAATATATCTACATTGATGAAAGCGGTTTAACTGTCACGCGGTTAAAACCGCAAAAGACTGTCGAGGAATGCCGCGCCCATTCGGGCGGATTATGGGACAATGATACAATCACCGAGATAACAGAAACAATTGGAGAAAGCGACAATGAATGATTTAGATATTATTGACTATTTTGATAGCAACCTTGATGTTACTATAGTGGAATTGTCTAGGTTATCTGGGCAATCTGAGTTTTATGTAAAAAACCTTTTAATGAATACTGGCGCAAGCGAGTATCAGAAAATGCAGGGTTTAGACGTTGAGGGTTTGAAATGAAAATGACTGATCCGCTTTACACAAATAGAACCCTTAAAAAGAACTGGGGTTGGAGCAATAAGGTGGTAACAATCCCTAAAGGCACGCCAGTTATACCTGCCGATAACATTCCCGGTGATTGGTACTGGATAGACTTACAGGATGACGGCACGTTCGATAGGATCGCTGATAGCGATATGATCTCATGGTCGCAAGTCTATGGGTTTAAAGTGGGCAATATCCACGTGACCAATTTACCTACTAAAGAGGTTTAAAAAATGAAACTTAAACAAATCGCAAGCAATATGACTGAGATCAAAATTCACCAACCCTATGCCCCTCCCCACTATGTGCTTTTCTCATACAGCACCCCAGTGGCGGGTAGATCGTACACGGGCTTTTTCAAAACTGCCGAGAAGTACAGCAGAACAACCACGAAGCACATAAACAAATACTTCCGCGAGGAGTGGGGAATTAACCCGCTTTCAGTCAAGGAAGTTGATCAAGCCTTCATTGACGGACTGGTGAAATAACATGGAAACTTATATAACAGTACACCAGCACCTAATCGAGGATGCCACTGGTGACGTAGTAGACGCAGTTTATTACTGTGGCGACTATTGCCATCAGGATCACCGCGCCTTTGTTGCCAAGTCATTCACTAACAATGATTATGGAGGCTGGAACGGTTGCAACGAGGTAATGGCCCCACAATGGTGTGCCAACTGCGGAGATCAGATAAAGTAACTCAGTTACTTTCTGGTCTGACCATTGACCCGCCGGTAAAAGGGCGGGTTTTTTTATGAGTCTAGGATAACGCTATAACACGCCCTGCAAGGCTCTCAGTTGGCCTGTACGGCCTGATTACGGCCTAGTAGTACCATCCCCCAGGGCTAGGTCAATCTCGCGCTGTATGGCCTTAGAATTGCGCTCATAAGAAACCTTACTTTTCATGGGGTAAGATTTATTGAATTTTCTGGCGTGTTTGGCGACCATGTTCCGCCTTGTCGCCCTCGCTTCTCTGTTGCTGCTCATCGGTCTAGCCCTTATGGGGTGTTGTTTTTATACCACACTGAGATTTAGGCATAGTTGTCATATAGACCGTGTTGCCCGGTCAAGCGGTCGCGCTATCCTCTTGTGGGAATAATCGCACGGGGTAATTGTTGGCGTTTATCAGGTACACTTATTTTTAGACGCTGTGAAACGTCTGCCCTTTTACGGCAACCATGCCTGTTTACCAGCCCGTCCTAAGGCCCGCCAAATCAATCAACGCTATTCGTTAGATGGTGGCACATTGGGGCCACATAATTTAGGAGTCCAACACTCAAAACAAATTATACCATATTTTAATTCTTTTGTTCTACCCATATTATCTATAGTTACTAAGTATTTGATTCTAAAGGGGTATTCCTTAGTGATTGATAACAAAGGGGAAGGTCAGTAAAAGATAATACTATGCTAAATGGTATTGACGGGGCTGGCGGCCCATGTTAGTATGGTAAAACCAACTCACAAAAGGAAGAGTAAAATGACTGACCAAGATATTATTGATTATTTCGATTCGCACTTTGATGCTACAATTTCAGAGATTGCCCAAATGTCTGGCAGGTCTGTAGCCTACGTCAAACGCCTTTTGATGGGCGGTTAACATGAGTTATGAAACAATCGCCAATAACGTGTCGGAGAAACTACTCTACCACATGACGGGCAAGAGGGCCACTAAATCCACCAGTGAGATTTACGACTGGCTTGACGAACTCCAAGAGGTGCAACGTCACAGTTGGTCTAAAGAAGAGGACAGTAGACTGTGGCTAACCAAGTTGGATAACCATCTGGATGATGGCACTTGTACCCCGTCATCACAGAGATTACTGAGGGCAGTATTATGAAAAATGAATGCGGAAAGGCCCGACCAGTGGACAACCCTTATGAAATCTGGGAAGGCCACGGGTGGACTTGGAAGGTTTTGAAGAAGTACCAGAACCCAGAGAGAGAAAAGGCTAACCCCTACGCGAGATGGTTTTGTGCGGTCGATTCACCCTACGCAAAGGAAATGGGGGATGTCTATGTAAGGGACATCACTGAAAATGCAGAGAGAGTTGCTGACGGTTCTTAAGGTTGGTGACAAGGTAGAATTACTACCCACCAACCAACGTAACCGACAGTTACGCAAGCAGCAAGGGAAACACGAATGGATCGTGTTGAAAATAAACCCCAGCGCACAATGTTTCAATGGTAAGGAAGGCATCGCTATTGAATCTTTGATAGATAGTAGCCATTGGCGTTGGGTGGAACGAACCGACATTCAATTAATAGAGTTTAAGGAGAATTTAAGATTCTCATCTTGACAGACCATCGAATATCTGTCATACTAATCGAACAAACTAAGAAATCAAGGCGCAAATCATGGAAAAACAGTATAGATATTTACATTGGGGTTCTAACACCCACAGTAGCGATTACACCGTTAACTATATTATCTCACTTCAAGAGACATTCAAGGAAAATAAGCGTGTAAAGTTCTTGGGCGGTTATTGGAGTCCACGGGCAAAGGAACTGTACTCAATTCTTGACGAAGAAGACAAAATGGAGGTGGATGATAGAATGGAACCCCTCCTTGCCGACAGCAAGGATGTTATAGCGGAATTAACTTGCCCCAAATGCGACCATAAAATGGTGGAAAAGGATGGTAAGTATGGGCTATTTTACTCCTGTTCGCAGTTTCCATCATGTTGGGGTAGCCTACCACACCCAGATAACCCTAGCCCCAAGTTTGAAAAAAAGAAGGAACCCATCTCGAAAGAGGACATGGTAGTTACCCGCTATCACTCGTACAGCATCAAAAGAAATGGTAAGCCTGTAAAATCAAGAACACCCACAGAGCATAGTGTTTATTTTGAGGATGATGAGCAAGGGTATACGATCAAAACTCATGGTAGGAAACAACACCTTTACATTGGTGACAAGTGTAATTTTGAATATAAGGAAAATTGGAAGGGAGAATTGGTTATACACAAAAGAACCCTATTCGCCTTTGATAAGAGTGGAAACCCGATAAAGGGAAGATATAGGAATTGCTGAACAACTAAGGGAGAATAAAATGCTGACAAAACAAAATCACGATGATGTCAAATGGGAACTGATGAACTTTTCCACCCAAAATATGTGGAGATATCTTCCAGAGTCCACCATCGAAAAGGTGATGGAAGTCCTCGAATCAGAAATCACGTTCGATGAGTTGGAGGACTACGCATTTGACACAAGAGGGGAATAGAATGAAAATTGGAGATCACATCGAAGTTCATGGTGAGGATATTGGTGGCTTATCTGCTGATGTCCACACTCTGGCGATCACTAAAATCAGGGAGGAGTCTGGGCGCATAGTACTGGACTGTGCCACGCTCGACGGCGAACTTGAAACACAGGTATTCCCATCGGAGGTACTCAATGAACAACCCTGAGATCGAGAGCGTGGATTTTTACATGGTGAAAGACAATTCCATCGTGATGGAGGTCAACGGCAACGGTATTGCTGTCACGGAGCAGATGCTGTCGCGGATCGTGGACTTGGGCGGCAGCATCCTGCAAGACTGCGACCATCTGCGCGATGAGGAGAATGAAAAACAACGGCAATGGGATCACCAATTCTATGAAGATGAGGAACCGAACCCATACACATATTCAGAAATGTAGGGCGATGGGAAGGTTGACAGGTGAGCGGTGGCATCTGCGAGGTCGTATTGTTTCTTATCGTCCGGGTTCCTTTTTCGGCGATACGACCATCCACCGCAATGCCTAAAGAACGAGCAATCAGGATTCTCAGAAATATCCCCAAGAGAGTGGTGGCGATTCACCGTCATCAGGGCGAGGCTGAGATTGACACGATGATGAAGAGTGCTGTTCGGTGCTTGACCATCTTGTCCAGAATCAGGGGAGTTTCAGATAAAATGATGATCGAGGCGTGGGAAATATATGCCCGCTTGCAGAAAATGTCTGGCACTATACCTAACAAGTTCCTCGATAACGATCATAATAACCCGCGGAGGGTTCAGCCAGCAGCCAAACACAGAATCAGGGGAACCAACTGGGATCAATTTTTTATTTCAAAACTCAGGGGGTTCGATCAATTTTACCGACACGGCATGGGCTGGGTCAACGGGAGAAAAATTTGGAAATCAACGACAGTGACATTAGGCAATACTCGGACATCGGATCAGTCGAAAGAAAAATAAAACCATCGTCAGATTTCGCCACCGAGGTGATGAACTATTACATGTCTGGTGAGAAATTGACTGGTATCAAACTCCCCTTTAGGGTGTTCGAAAAAAAGTTTAGGCTACGCCCAGAGGAGGTAACTGTACTTGCTGGGATTAATGGCGCGGGGAAATCTTTATTCGCCTCTCAGTGCCTGCTATCGGCAATGGAACAGGGCTTTAAGTGCCTATCAGTGTCACTGGAGATGAGTCCGAAAAGTCAGTTGGCCAGGATGTGGCGACAGGCATCACTCCAGGTCGAGCCAACGATGGATGCAGGTCTACAGTTCACCAAGTGGTCGAATGAGAAGTTATGGTTTTACGATCAACATGGTACGATCAACCCCAAAACTTTGATATCAGTGTTACGTTATGCTTACGATAAACTAGGTATAAATATTGTGCTAGTGGACAGTCTTTCGACAATGGCACACGCCAGTGATGACTGGAATTCTCAGAAACAAGTTGTTCAGTCGTTGGCTAACACAGCCCGACATTTAGGCATTCACATTATCTTGGTTTGTCACGCAAGAAAGGGGCAGTCAATTAAAGATCGGTTGGACAAATGGTCTGTCGCGGGATCATCCGACATTACCAACCGAGCAGACAACGTAATTATCTTGGGTCGCCTTTTCGATGAACCAGAGGATGCGTACCTAAGTCTTTGTAAAGCAAGGCATTTTGACGGGGCTGAGATGGACTTGGATTTGAAACTCGACCTCGCCTCGATGAATTATTACCATGACGGTCAATTACCTAAAGGGGTGTTGACCACACCTGCCAAAGGTGGTATCATGGGTGAACTAGATCGAGTTGCACTTAATGAAACTATAAATGAAAACATCATCCGCAAAACAAAAAGGCCGTTTGTTCCAACAGACTATAGTTCGTATGCTAATCAAAGCGTTCGACCTTGAGGCAGATGATGTCTTTTCACGGAGTATGGGGGCATCTGGTGAAGATGTTATGCTCTCGCCAAGGGCTAGAGTGTTATTCCCCTACTCTGTGGAATGTAAGAACACAGAAAGATTCAATATATGGCAAGCCTACAAACAGGCTTGCGATAATGCGGGGGGCTACGAACCCATCGTTTTTGTTAAACGAAACCGACATAAACCGCTTGTGGTCGTAGACGCAGAGCATTTTACAGGAGTAATCAGTGAACAAAATGACATTTGAACACCCCTTTGATAGGGGCTTTATGGATCAATTCTTTTCACCCGTCAAGTACATGCGCCAAGCCACCAGGCAGACGGCGGAGGGGGAAGGAACCAAAGATAAACCATTCATCATCAACCGACAGGAGTTGGTTGACAAAATGTATCATGGTTGGTATGATGAGGATGGATCATATCACGAAATCTTAATTAAACAGGAGGAATAGTATGAAGTATGTAGAGGTAGCACTTAAACGCCCATTCCCCTCAAGCCAGTTGAAGTGGCGCAAGGGATTTAAGGGCGGGAAAGAGTTGGTATACATTGATGCGCGAGTTGTTATGAACCGTCTGGATGATGTGTTTGGAGCAGACGGGTGGCAGACTCAGTATCAAAATATGGGAGATCGTATGATCTGCCAGTTGTCATGCCGTATAGATGGCGCGTGGATTACCAAGTCTGATGGTGCGGGTGACACAGATATTGAAGGCGACAAAGGGGGCATTAGTGATGCTCTGAAGAGAGCCGCAGTCCAGTGGGGAATCGGACGCTACCTCTACTACTCCAACGCCTTTGACTCTGGGAAGAATCCCGCAGAGTGGGCAACGCCAGAAGGTTACGATAAACTGATGGCGGAGCGAAACAAGAAAGACATTGACAAATGGAGAAAGGAGTATGAAAACGCGCTTGAAAAATAAGGCTGGCATAACAGGGGTATACCGATACCGTGGAATTTAGAACCGAACTAGGCAGAACTATTTTTAAGCAGAAGTATGCCAGTAACCCCTATGAATCTTGGGAGGATAAGGCACATACCGTAGTCAATAACGTCTGTGGTACATACGACGGTAAGAAGAACAACCTTATGCTAAAGACTGAGCAGGATCAGTTGGTTCAACATATCTCTGACTTTAAGTTTATGCCTGGGGGTCGCTATCTCTGGTACGCAGGTCGAGAGGCGCGGTTCTATAATAATTGCTATCTTCTGAAGTTGGAAGAGGACACAAGGGAAGAGTGGGCGGGTGTGACGCAACGTGCCATGTCCTGTCTTATGACGGGTGGTGGTATTGGAGTTGATGTATCTATTGCTAGGCCGTCTGGTAGGCAGTTAAAACGGACGGGTGGTGTTGCATCTGGCCCCATACCCCTCTTGCATACCCTTAACGAGGTGGGTAGGAACGTCATGCAGGGAGGGTCAAGGCGATCAGCCCTGTACGGTAGTATGAACTGGCAACATGAGGACACTAACAACCTATTGACTGCTAAGAACTGGCACGACATGAAGGTGGGTGACACCACATTAGCGGCCTTAAAAAAGGCTGAGTTCAACTTCCCCGCTCCGTTAGATATGATGAACATCTCCCTTAACTATGATGATGCATGGCTACACTCAACAGGCAGGGTTAATGATCCGATATTCTTAAAGAATGTTAGACAGGCTATGATGACAGGCGAGCCAGGGTTCAGTTTTAATTTCGGGGAAAAGCAAAATGAAACGCTACGAAATGCTTGTACTGAAATTACAGGTGAGGATGACAGTGATGTATGTAATCTTGGTTCTGTTAACCTTGCAAACATTGATTCTATCGGGGAATTTCGTGAGGTCGTTGGCCTTGCGAGTAAGTTCCTTGTATGCGGCCTTATCAGAGCGCAACTACCTTACGAAAAGGTTGCGGAAGTAAGGCAGAAGAACAGTCGTATAGGGCTTGGGCTTATGGGTATGCACGAATGGTTACTAAAGCGTGGCTATAAGTATGAGATGGTAGATGAACTTAAACTATGGATGAAAGAATATGAACGAGAAAGCAAACGATCCGCTGACGCACATTGCGACAGACTTTTTCTCAACCGTCCTAAAGGCTACAGAGCAATCGCTCCGACAGGGACAATTGGCGTTCTCGCGGGAACAACCACTGGCGTGGAACCAATCTACGCCGTGGCATACCGCAGACGCTACCTTGCGGATGGAACCAGATGGAAACATCAGTTTGTCGTTGACGGTACGGCCCAAGGACTCATCGACTCAGGAATAAAACCAGAGAAGATTGAATCTGCGGTTGACCTGTCATCAGACCCAGAGCGTAGGATCAAATTCCAACACAACCTACAGAAGTATGTAGATCACGGGATTAGTTCCACACTAAACATACCCGCTTGGGGTTCTGAGTTGAACAACGAGGATCAGGTGCAGAAGTTCGCTAAGATTATAAGCGACTACGCCCCCGGTCTGCGCGGTTTGACGGTGTACCCTGATGGTTCTAGGGGTGGTCAACCTATCACCTCAGTGCCTTATGAGGAGGCGCACAGTAAGCGTGGCGTGGTGTATGAGGACAACAGCGAGGAGCAATGCCTCAGTGGGGTGTGCGGGATATGAACCTTAGAGAAATTGCGCAAAGAAGACATGATATTCACAAGTCCCATGCTAGTTCAAGACCTCTATCTAAAGACTACGAATTAGTTGGTCTTTCTGGAGAGGTTGCTTTCGCAGAGTTTTCAGGACTAGAGGTAGATTGGGAAGAGAGGCCAAGTGGTGATAAAGGAATAGATTTTACAACTCCAAATGGCAAAACTATAGATGTAAAAACTGCCAGAAAAGCATATAATCTTATACATGAAGAGAACAAATCATTTGCAGATATATATGTTCTCGCTCAATATATAGATAATAAAGAAGAATCTATTTTAATAGGTTGGGAATATGGACACGTCTTAAAAAAATCTCCAAGAAAAGATTTTGGATATGGCATTATAAACCATTACATAAATAAAAATAAATTAAATTCAATGCAAGACCTAAAGGAGATATGCGGGATATGAAACCCTCACACTACAAGATGAAGATACAGCCTATTGAGTATATCATGGAGAATAAACTAGACTTCTGCTCTGGTAACATTGTGAAGTATGCCAGTCGGTGGGACAAGAAAGGCGAACCCTACTCTGATCTATGCAAGATAATAGAATATGCTAAAATACTTATAGATGAACTACCTGCTATGGGGAAGAGTAACGTTGCGGATTAAAAGCGAGGCGTACCTTAAGTGGGTATCTACCCTTCCTTGTAGCGAGTGCAAGACTAATGACGATACTGTTATGGCGCACCATCTTAAAGGTAGGTACTCGCCCCTTTCGGGTGGGATGGGGTACAAAGCGGATGACTGGCTTACGATGCCACTGTGCTTTACTTGTCATAGTAAGATTCATTCTGGTGATGTAGAATTAATGAACTGGCAAGCATTCTTTATTTTAAAAACGCTTGACAAAGCATTTGATGATGGTATAATAGAGTTATGAACAGTGAAGTAGAGGGATACCTCAAACAAATAGAATGTGTGGCCCCTGGTTATGCCCAGGCTAAGGCCGAAACGTATCAATTACAGGAGTTTAAAAAGACTCAGAGAGCCTTGTTATACAGTAAGGCTGTAGGCAAAACTGTAGCAGACAGGGATAATTGGGTTTCGATACAGCCGGAAGTTACTAAGTCAATAGACGGTATCGCGGTTGCCATCGAAAGAGAGGAGCGTCTACGTTGGGAATTGAAGGTGGCTGAACTTCATATTGAAGTTTGGCGAACCGAACAGGCTAACAGGCGCTTAGAATCTAAAATTTTATAGGAGAAACTATATGAGTGATTATGAAGTAAAAGAGGGTGATATTGCCCTGTTCGTAAACGATAAAGAGGGGAATGAAAAACGCCCCGATTTAACTGGGTACGCCATAATCGGCGGTAAGAAGAAGGATGTATCTGTTTGGGCTAAAGACTCAGGCAGACTTCGATTTTCTGGTACGGTGCAGGAGCCTTACAACTCAGGCAGTTCGGGCAGGAAAACTTCACAGACTTCCACTGAAGTTCCGTTTTGAAGATAGAGTACCATGACGGGGATACTGTCGAGATGTTATTCGACAGTAAACTCCACTCTTATAAGGTGGGGGATGAGATAATTCCTAGTGCTACTAGAGTGCTTGATGTTATTTCAAAACCCGCCTTAGTTCCTTGGGGTTTAAAGGTCGGTGCAAACTGGCTTGAGAAAAACCTCTTCCACGATGCGGATGCCAGTTCTAAAAACACTAAGGTATACAAGTCAAGGATGGCACTTGAACCCTTGTTAAAGGGGATGAAGAGCGCTTACAGGGGAACCTCCAAGAATGCTTTAAACATTGGAGCCATCACCCATGAATGGGTAGAGGGTGCGGTCAACTGGAAACTTGGTGAGGGGGAGATACCCCAGATGCCTCAACAGGAAGAGGCGGTTAATGCTATCCACGCTTTCAAGGATTGGGTTGGGCAGAATGTTGTAGAGTGGAAATCATCAGAGGAAAAATTGTTCCACAGGAAACATAAGTATGCGGGAACTGTGGATGCGAGGGCTATTATTAATGGAGAATATTGTGTTATTGATTGGAAAACAAGTAAGGCGGTTTACCCGGAATATCATCTACAGGTTGCGGCGTATGCGAAAGCGGTGGAAGATATACATGGGATTCCGGTGGATGCTACCTACATACTTAGGTGCGACAAGGCTACGGGGAGGTTTGAAGCGGTCAGGTCAACTGAAATAGAGGAGAACTTTCGAGCCTATCTGGGTGCGCTGACGCTGTACCGTAGGTTGAAGGAATTGAAGTGAGCATACCAGCGATGGTTGTGTTTCACTTTGACTCCGCCCTGGAGTTGATGACTGACGGCATAGAACATGAACTGTTTGATCTAAAGGAGATGGGTCAACTGCTTGAGGGTTGCGCCAAGCAATCTCAATATGCCGCCCATGAGTTTATGTGGCGGGCGTTCAAGCGGATGCTAACAGAGGGTGATGGTGAGAATGTAGTGGGTTTAAAAGGCGCTTACTAAAATGGAATTTAAAAGATGTGGCGGCTACGGGGGGCATTGGGCGTGTGATTACCCAGATCACATGGTTCCGGTTGGTGAGTTCGCCAAGTGCCAGCAGGCGAGGTGCGGCCTTCAGGGTATGTGCAGGAAGTGTCAGAAGTATAGGGATAAAACTTATATTGCGGGGCTTAACTCATTTATCAAATGGCAACACGAAAGCAGGGGCGCGTCTCAGTCTGCTATGAGGAAGTACAATAAAGACCATCCAGAAGAGAGGAGGGCAGACTATGAGAGATGGCTTGCACTTGGTTTGAACAATCAGCCTAACGTCACCCCCATCAAAACCCCTAAGCCAACCTTTGGGAACTCAGGGGAACTAATCGAGAGCAGGGCATGGATTCGCAAGAGGGATCAGAATGTAGGGAAAGCAATCAGGGCGCAATACGATGAGTGTTCCGTCGTTGGCTGTGACTACAAGCACTTTGACGTAGCGCATATCTACGCCCTTAAACATGGGGCAGATGACTTGCCTGAGAACTGTCTCGCACTGTGTCCGAATCACCACAGAGATTTAGACAATGGAAGAATGATTAACCTACAGCAATTAAATGTTGGCGGTTACATTTATTTTGGAGAGGAAGATGATAGACGAGGAATAAAACTTAAACACAAAGTTGACTCTAAGCATTTGGATCAATGCAACCTAGAACTTGAGGAATGGAAGAATGCAAATGGATAATCTAATTGAAAAATCCATCTAAAGAACAGGAAGAGGAGTGGGCAGAGGGCAGAAGGCTACACTTTGCTAGGTACTGTTGGCTCAAACAGTACGAGGGTCTTTGGATTCGGGGGGAATATCTAAAATGGTCTGAGATATTTGAGAGGAACGAGAGGATTTCTCTACGGACTTATGCGCGGGATCGCATGGATGAACGGCGACAACTGCGCCAACAGGGAAGCGAGTAAGACCATAATAAATCGGGGGATCACCCTCTCCCATGAAGTCATCAAGGTCTTTCGTGTTTGCTATCAGGATTGTGTCATCGTCCTTGCTTATTAGCCACCCCACAGAAAAAAGGGTGGGGCAAGATATCTCCTGCTCCCACCCTGATGTTGCGATTATGTCGCGCCATTCTACAACGACTAATTCTTTTTCTTTCTCTCCAGTGGCCCTGGCAATATCCAGCCGATTATCATTGGTGCTACGAATATCAGTAGTAATGCCCATCCGCCTATCTCCACTAATGATTGCATGATTGTCCAAAAATTATCAGGACTGCACATCGTTTCCCCTCCTATTTCTGTCAGGAATCGGGTGTACACCATCTCTGTCGTTACATCCCCCACAAAGGCACCCGTCATGGCACCCAGCATTGGTGCAAGAACACCCCCACTGGATACAGTCCCCACAGCGGCACCCGTCCCTGTCGCTAATGAGACTATCCCTGCTTTCTTGAGGGAGGTGCAACCTACTGCGAGGGCAGCGGCGAGGATGGTGA